GTTTTCGTAATCAGTAAAGGGAACTTCAACATTTGAGGTAGAAACTGAGACATTTTCGGACGAATGTACTTCCGGTTCCTTAGCTGGTTCAACTTTGGTTCTAAATGGCTCGCTCATAGTTGAATATTATTATTATATTTGTCAGCTTCTAGTCGTCTTAGCTCCATTCTTAAGTAGTCCATGCGATTTCTGTCGTTGACCCTAGTGGCCCTAATAAGCTCGTCTCTTAAATTCCTGCTGACCCCGGACTCACTTAATATTTTACTCATGGTTTGTTCTATTCTTCCACGCCAATAAGAGGACTTCTCTTTGTTGTAGTCCTCGTAAAGAGTTTCTAAATCGTGTTGTCTACTAATATCTAATTGCATATCCCTGTCCCCCGAAAGGGACAGAGTATTCAACCGATAGTGATTAACTAGCGGCGAACCGGCCACTTAAGACCCAAGCACTGTTAAGCACTTTGGTTGCATAAGAACCTGCCCATGAAACGTAAGACACGCGACCTGCCGGGGAGTTTGAGTCCACCTGGTTAGGAAGAATGTATAGTTTCGGAGCGTCTTGCGCCAAGTCGTAGCACCCGAAGGAGTTTTCTCCGTGGACAAAGGTGTAGAAACGAACCACTGTTGAAGCGGCTGATCCTGCGGCCTCTGTTCCAGAAAGAGTGTCCTTGTTTAGGAGCCAACGTACTTGATACAGCTCACCCATTTCACCCGAATACAGGTCTTTGACATCGGAGTAAGTCTTGCCGTTGATCCATGTTAAATCACCCAAGAGCTTGAACTTCGAGTAGGAATCGGTCTTGCCAATAAACATACCGTCTTTATATGCTTTGGCTCGGCCAAGTTCCAGGTCTCTAACCATCATGCGGATGTTACAGGCATCTAGCACATCGCCTGCGGCGAAGGTAGATACTGTATGTCCATTTGGGAAATATGAAGTTCCACCCGATTGAAGTTGATTACCAACCAACCTGTTAAGGGTTTCACCCATATTTTGTCCCACTAATTCGATCTTCTCTTTCATACCCGAATCAATACCAGTAAGAGTCAAGAGCTTCGAGTGAGTGGTAGTGATACCGTATTCACTTAAAGTCATTGAGACTGTACTAGCAGTGATAGCGCACGTACTAGGATTAGATAGTTCTCCAATTGGATCAGTTACGATTCCAAGAGGCGTATAACGAGTGAAGTTAGTTTGTCTTCCACCGTTAGCCGGGACAGTCCTCATCTGAGCACCTTCTTTAAGGACTAGCTCATATTCAGCTCTGTCAAGAAATACCTTCTCGTAATATATAGCGACTTCGGGTGAAAGCTGCGTGTTACCGTTGCCATTGATGACACCGGTACCGATTGCTGCACCTGATACTGCCATATTCTTTAAAGTTATTTTTCCAGACTATGCATTCACGATGCCCAGTTTAGCTTCTAGCTCTTTAATGGTCATCTCGTTTGCAGTTTTCTCTGTGTTGCGTACGTTTGTAGGTCTTAGAGCGGACTCGGAAACTTGTCTTGTAATGGTTTCCTTCTCCTGTGCTACAGCGTTCGATACCGACCTTGCGTAAGGTTTCATCAGTTTATCCGCAAACTTTTTAACTGATGCGCTATAGGGATTAAGTTTGACTTGTGCCTCTATAGCCTCCGATATCGTTTCAGAAAGTTCTTTGTCAAATTGCTCACTTTCAGGATCTAGTTGGGGATAAGCCTTCATAACATCCTGTGATTCTTTATCTATTCTCGATACTGCCTCCGACTGTTTAAGCCTTATTTGGACTAATGAGTCCGCTTGCTGCATGATGTGCTGTCGGTATTGATCGGGCGTTACTTCAGAATCTAAGTCGATTTGTGGTTGAAACTGTTGGGCGGGTATTTCACCGTTCCCTGCGGTTATCTCACTCAATCGTTGCTTGAGCGATTTGACTTCCCCTACGAGTTCACCAATGCGTGCATTGGCTCCCTTTTTGGGTTTCTGATCGGTTTCTACGACTGTTTCTTCTTGTAAGTTAGCTGGCTCACTTGATTCAACGGTTGTTTCCTCCGCAGTTTGTTCTTCGACCACCGGCGTAGTGTCGACAACACTTTCTTCTGTGTTGGTTTGGTTTAACGCCATCTCGTCTTTGTTTTCCATAATTGTTATCCATACCTGTTAATCGGAAGTATGAGGATTCCGTAAGCTAATTGCTTAGCAAGACGTTGGGCTGCTCAGTCCAGCGTCCAAGTAAACAATCAATCTATTTCGTTTCTATTTTTAAAGAGCGGCTTGCCTTGACCATCCAAACCGACAATGATTTTGTTAGGGCCGAGATACGTTGCGTGCATAATTTCACAAGACTTACATACAGCGAAGAAACCTTTTTGCCTCCAAGCATGATTCTCGTTCGGAATAAAGGTGTAATCCGGCTGAGTAAAATCAAGCGTTTCTTGAATAGGTTCTTCATTGTTCATTTTGTGTACAGGCTTCTAGTGCATCATCAGCCTTGTTTAATACTTTGTCTAAAATGTCTTGAGTCAAGGAAACAACCACCGTGTTTCTACCTATTTCTTCAAGTGAGGCACCGTTTGAGATGGCGGTCTTGTTTACTTCTGAAAGGTCTTTATATAACTGATCCATGTAGGTTCTCATAAGCACCCATCCACGCATTTGGGTCATGGCGTAAATGTCTCTCTCGTCCTCTCCGATACCTTTCTTCTCAGCCTCAGCGTCAGCGTCTCTCATCGAGGGCATCTGCTTAAAGTAAAAGTCTGGTCTTATGGCGGTAGTATCTTTCATTGCATTTGTGGTAATTGTTCAGGTTGTCCTTGAGGCATTGGAGGGACCGAATTAACGTTTTGTGCTTGTATCATCTGTTCGGCTACTTGCTGGAATTGCATAGCGTCTTGCTCTAGGATTCCGGCGGTTTTTTCTTCCTCTGTCTTCTCTTCTAAGATCTTGTCCCAATCCTGAATCCCTGATCCGGCCACCATTCTCTTGAATAACTCACCAAACTTTAGAGTGTATCCTGCTTGGGCTAGGTGGTTGACTAGAGTATTTCCTTGAGGAGTTTGCGCACCCTGATACATCTCCATTAGTTTGGAGATATTCTCCTGTTGAGACTTCTGATCTATAGCGTAGGTAGATCCTGATACGATCTCGTAGTCGTAAAGTATATTTTTCTTACCTTTGGGAATAGTTAGTTTGCCTGTCTCTTGGTTGTAGCTTTCCTCTACCTCTGGGTATTCCCGTTTAATTCTCTCGACTTCTTCGGGGAACATTCTAATAGAGATTTGATTGGACTGTTTTTTGTTTAGTAAATTGACAAACTTACGCATAACCTCACTTACGAACTGCTCCATGTAGAATCTATCGGCGTTATCTCTAGTATTCTCTCTGGCCTGTTGCATTCGTAGAGCTTGAGGGGTTTTACCGTATCCTGCGTCCTGTTGAGCGGTGACTGTCGTGTCTGAAGTCCCAAACACGTTCAAGAGGGAAGCATTAGCGGCCTGGAAAGTGTTATTGAATGTCTGAATACCCTGAGGGGTTAGGTTGATTGGTTGTACAGAGTTGTTTATTTGTCCTCTTACGAGCCATTTGGTAGCTGCGCCCCACTTAATCGAACTCATGGAGGCGATATTGTTCTTGTTTATCAATAAAGGAGGATAAATAGATGTCTTAACTGCGTCTAAATAAAGATTCCAGATAGAGTTTTCAACCATTTGCATAGGTGCGCCTCTTTCACCGTCACCAATTCCCTCTGAGTCGTCAATTAAAGGTAGAGAGTATTTCCTAACAATAGGTAATTCGTCATTGTCCTGTGGATTCTTCTGATCTCTGAACTCCATGTCCACATCAGCTACCACATCTACCCACCTGTCCTTCTCATACCGAGTTAAAACTTCAAAGTGTCCATCAGGACCTTCGTTTCGGTAGGCTTCTTCCTCACGCTTACCCATGTTATTCGAGTCTCTATTACTCTTAGATCCTTTTTTCTTTTTAAGTAGTTCAATGATCGCCGGGATGTTCTTAAAGTTGGAGTCTTTTCTCAATCCCTCAAAAAATGAAATAGGTCGCCACGTTCTTACAATGACATGTTCTGAGTCATTGATGGAAATAGCCCCTACCGGGAGGAATACATCTCTCTTGTTCAAAAGCCACATATCAGGACCCGTGTAACCGCCTTTCTTGACGTTCCAGTCGACTAAAACATCAAATGAGCCGTACGTATTCGAGTACATATCAACCATTCTGAATTTAGTTAAGAGGTCGAACTGTGAGTTAGCGTTGGGAATGACATACTTCTCCAATAAAAGGTTCTTCATCTTGGAGTCGCCAATATCGTTGGTCCCGATTCCGTTTACTTTCCCCACTCCAAGCTGAGCCATTACCCGATAAGCTCTCTCGATAATCAAAGAAGATAACCTGGGATCGAACACTTGAGACTTGGTACCGGAACTCACTGAGTCATTTAGTTGACCGTGAAATAGTTTTTCTAACTTATCCCACAGCTCTCTCTTATCAACTAGATTATTAAAAGAATCTGTTTTCTGAGTTATGATTTCCGAACTTAGTTTTGACATATATTTACGAAAAAAGCACCCCTCTAGGGTGCATGACTGCTCGACTCCGGCAGTAATGAACTGGTTTAGTATAGCACATCAATAACGTATACGTCTATTTTTAGTACAGTTTAAACTTTTCAAGTCAACCCTACCGTCTTTAACCATAAAGTTAAAAGTAATCGTTCCGTAAGGTGTCTCCTGGATCTCCTTTTCCATTATCGAGTGGAACGGCAAGTTGTTCTTTAGCAGTTCGTTTAACGCTGAGTCGAAATTCGGCAACCCTACCATGTCCGAAATACTTGGTTTTGGCATCGACATATTCTGTTTTATTATAATCTACGACGTTTGAGTTATTTATTCTTAGAGTAAAGGTTATTAATCCCTTGTTTTTTTTCTTAATATCCGCCTCAACGTCTATGTGTACTGGGATGTTGGACTCTTTAAGCATAATCTCAGTAAAAGCCATTGTCGTTAAATAGTGATGATTCGTCGGGGGGGAGTTCGTCAGGATCTTCCTGCTTATATGATCTGGCAAAATAGGAAATCATGTCCATTGCGTCATCCTGGACCTTGTAAGGGACTTCTTTAATCGCACCATCACTACTTCTATTTTCCATCCATCGATATTTTTCAAACTCATCAGCTACCCAAGTTAAATCCTTGTTAAACATTAAAGTCGGCTTACCTGTATCAGGACGCACCTTAAGAAGCTCTGATACCTTTACAATGCCATGCTTAACCGAGTCCGGTCCCTTATCTACGGGGGCAAAGAACACTCCATATTCGTTTAACTGAGCGATATTCATAGGTTGAGCTGAATCAGCTACGGGGTGGGTTATTATTCTTCCGGCATCTTTAATCTTCACAATATCGGCTATTTGTTTCTCGATTAAACCCTCCTTGTACATACCGTCGTACATATAAATCTCATTACCCTCAGAGTTAATCGCGAAATATCCCAAAGCACTCTTGTGTCCAAAGCCGAAGTCTAAAGATCTGGTAAAAGTGTAATTGTAATTTAGGTCCGGGATCGTAACCATGTGAACATCTCGCTTGAAGTCCTTGTAAATCAAACCGGACATTTTTCTAAACTCTCCCATTATTTCCTGAGCAAACGAATCCTCATCCATCT